CAAACGGCTGAACGCCATGCGCGAGTTGGGTCGTGACGCATTCCGAATGGACTCTGACAGGTTCCAGGAAGTAATGACCACCGCCCATTTTACCCAGTATTTCGGGGATGCGCTGTCACGGGCGTTCTATAAAGACTATGACTATCAGGTCGGAAGCTGGAATGCATACACCTATGCAGATACCGTCCCCGATTTTCGCAATGTTGATCGCTACCGCATGACCGAACCCGGAACGCTGTACAAGCGTCGGGAGAAGCAGGAACTTTCCGCAACCTATATTGCCGATAGTGAAATTTACTACGGCGTTGAGGAATACGGACGGCAGTTTGACGTTTCCTGGCGCACTATCCTGAACGATGACCTCGGCAAAATCAAAGAGACACCAGAACGAATGGTCAAAGCCGCTACCCGCTGGCTGGATTCCTTCGTATCTGCGCTGTACGACAACGCCACCACGCAAGCCGCCCTGGTTCTTTTGGGTGCGGTCTACGCCGGAACCGGACGCTTGACCCATGCCAATCTCGCGATTGGCTTGAATGCCATGATGCAGCGTACCGATGTCAACGGAAACCAGATGAACATTAACCGTGTCCACCTGGTAATCCCCAAGGTGCTGGAACTGCAAGCGCAAACCATCCTCGGTTCTGTGCTGGCCTCCGGTACTCCGAATAATGATGTCAATGTTCTACCCCGCTTTATCGCTGGTGTGCATGTTGACCCCTATATCGCTTTCGCCGGTGCAAACGTCCCCTGGTATTTAGTGGCAGATCCGAGTGAAATCCCCACCATCACCGTGGCCCGCATGCAAGGTTGGCCGCGACCCGTGACCTTTATGAAGCGTTCCAACATCCAGATGATGTCTGGTTCTGCACCCGCCGCATTTACGATGGGTTCCTTCGAGACTGGCGACATTGAGTTTGCCGTCCAGGATATTATCGGCGGCTGGGATGATGCAACGTATGTCGGCGTGACGGATTTCCGCGGGATTTACTACAGTTCGGGAACCACCGTCTAATGGATAACCTAACTATTCGGCTGCGGCACAAATCGCTGAAACCGAGAAGGAGCAAATAGAATGGCTCAGAAGAAGAAAGATTCAAAAACACTGGAACAAACGATTCAGGTCGTCAAGTATGGTTCTCCAGAACATGACGTGCTGTTGGAAGCTGGATACGGGATGACGGTAGCGGAAGCAGAGTTGATCATCAAAGAACGCAAGGAAAACCCGCTATCGCACCCGTATGAACGTGCCCAGGCAGCCATGGCAATGCTGGAAGCCAGGAAGGCGAAGCCAATCCCGATTGATCCTGATCCGGGCTGGAAACGTCAGTGACGGCGCTGAGATAACGGAGGTAAAATTTATGTTCCCAACTTATCCCAATATTCCAATTGGGTTTCAACCGGGAAAACCGACTGTCTGGGGTTTCAATACCCAGATAGAAGAATCGCAGGTGAAAGGGGCAACGCAGATTTTCTATGTTGACTCCGGTCATCCTGGCGCGCTTGATGGTCATCCCGGAACTGACCCAAATTACCCGCTTGCTACTATCCAAGAATTGATTGACCGTTCCACAGGCGCATCAGTTGTAACCCCGGCGCTTGGCAACTATGACGTTATCTATGTTACCGGTGATGTCACGGAATCCGTTGTGCTGGGCGATACCTCAGACATGCCGACTTATGTCAGCATTGTCGGTGGCGGTACTGCGCCCCACTCACCTACCTGGACGGCGGCAACTGCCGCTGGAACCGCGCTGACCATCAATCAAGAAGGATGGACGGTTGAAGGTTTCACTTTCGAGGTAGGTGCGGCAGGTACGGCGATCCAACTGCGAGAAGTCCCCGCTAGCGATCTATCAGCATATAAGACCACCATCCGCAACTGCAAATTTGACGGGTTGTGGGGCGGTCTGTATGGTGTAGACTTCGCCGGTGCGCCGCATCGTGTGGTGATTGAGAACTGCGAGTTCCTTGAATTTCGGCGCGGTGATAGTTCTGCGTTTGCGATTATGGTAACCGACTCAACACACACTAACCCGTATGAATGCAAGATTCTCGGAAACCTGTTCTGGGAAAATGAAAATCATATCGGTAGTCTGGGCGCTATTCGTGGATTCAATGTAAGTGTATTCGCCGGAAATGTTTTTTACGAAGGCGAGTTGATCGTTGCTACGCTAATGCTTGACCTGCGCGGTGGAAGTCGCGGAAACAATCTCGTAACTGGTAATGTGTTCTGCGGAGATTATAGTAATGTAGGCGGGTATTATGCCCACGCCGGAACCCCTGGAATGTGGGTCGGCAACTATGCTGAAGACCTGGCTGAAGCCGAAGTGGCAGATAACGGGTTTACAGTCGCGCCACCCGCGTGATAGGAGGTTTTAATGGCTGGAGATTCTGGAAATCCTAAAACACCTGCATGGTACGGTGGTGGTTTATCCGCTGCTTTACCAGTAGGTTGCGGGAATATCTATTATGTAAACGGAGGTTCGGATGGTCCTGTTGTTGACACTAACAATGGGCTTACCCCGGCGACTCCGAAACAGTTACTGCAATCGGGCATTGACCTTTGCACGAATGATAACAACGATGTGGTAATTGTACTGAACTATGGCGGCAATGCCCGCGCTGTTGAAGCGTGGCCCGTTGAAGTCAACAAATCTCAAATCCATATCATCGGCGTTGGCAATGTGGCACAGAAATGGCCGCTGGTATCCGTTGATGATGTGGGCGGCGCAGAAACTGCTAATCCTGCTTTATTGATTACGGCTGACCGCGTAGAAGTTAGCAACTTGAATCTCGGCGGTGGAAATACTGCCGGTGCGATTCATATTGGAGACGGGGGCGGCACTTGGGGAACGTGGATACATGATTGTTTCTTCGGTGTTGAGGGAACGTCACAGGACGGCGTGAGAATTCCTGCTGGCGTTGCTGGCCCGTATACCACCATCACAGAATGCCGATTTGACATTGGCCTTATCCGTGATGGTATCCGCTTTGATGCCAATGCAACTCGCTGCCGCCTGGGTCTGCCTGGGCATGGGAATGTGTTCAACAACATTCCTGGCGTGTGCATCAACCTGAATGCCGGTGTTACTGAGCCGGGCATCTTCGATAATGTCATGGGCATCCCTGCGAATACGGCTGCTGCCGGGATCACTTTTGCGGCTGGAGTATTGGACGCAATCGTTGATGGAAATAAAGCAAACTTTGGTGATACCACGATGGGCAACAACCCATTCGCTGATGCTGCTGCCGCTGGTGCAAATAACTGGCTGCTGAACTATCAAGGTATTACTGCGGTAATGCCATCATAAGAGGTGATTTATGGCTGAAGAAACCAAGAAGAAATCTAAACCGGTATCCAAACCGACGGTTAAGGATGAAGTAAAGCCAGCAAAGAAACCAGTATTATTGGTTGATGCTTCCAGGGTGAAACTGGACGAACAAAAACCGGTTGACGTGGTGCCTGAACTTAACAGCAAACAACGAAAGGCCGCGCTTTCCGCGTTAGGTGAAGCAAGTACGCTTGCTGATCTGAAAGCGGTCGTTGGTAGATTTTCATCTGCCGATAGCGATGCGCTGGCCGATGAAGTCTCGAAGGCTGTCAAGCGAGTTGTCGGATAACTCCAACTATGGGGTGGTATGGAGAAATCCGTACCACCCTTCGGAGAGTGAGAATGTACCCACAAACGTATAGAGAGAAAGTAAATCAGCCTTACGGCTTCTCGGCTGTAACGCGTGAGGCTATGGAAGGATACGGCGATTCCCGTAACTTTTTCGTCAATCCGGATCATGTTCAGGCGACCGACCTGGGGAATACGGGCGAGAATCCCGGCTTACCGCTGGCAACTGCTGACGCGGCTGTTACCCTGGCCCGTGCTTATTCCGGTGATACCATCTATGTGATGTCATCGAATTCCTGGCAGTATTCTACCCGGTCTCAGACCGGTATTGTTGAATCTCTGGTAATCCCTGCTACGAAGCCGGGTATCCGCATTGTTGGTGTTGGCTTCGGTGGACTTCCCGTCTACTGGCAACCCGCTGTTACTGGCGATTTCTGCATCAGCGTTTACGCGCTGGATGTGGTGATCGAAAACTTCTGCTTCTGGGGTGATGGTATTGCAGCGAATGGAATCTATGCGGAATGGGACGGCGTAACCATGATGGCCGATAATGTCGTTATCCGTAATTGCGTATTCTCGGATGGCATTGATATTGGTATTCAGTTGGAGTATGCCTGGTATTGTGTAATCTTGGATTGTCTTTTTGACGGATGCGATACGGTCGGCTTTATGAGTGACACGGCCGGTTCCGGGACGTCCTACAATAAAATCCACGATAACCATTTCAACGATTGCGCCCTGGCGATGTCGCTGCTGGGTGGTGCGGATGATAATTTTATTTTTCGCAATGCCATCTATAACAGTAATGCCC